AGCCCAACTGAAATAAACGTGCCTGATCCGATTGCAAACAGCGTCGCAAGGTCGGTTGTGGTGAGCGATGACACCTCAACCGACGCCTTGCCGCTGACCTGCGAAATGATAGCACCGCCTGACATCATCGACTTACGATGCTCCTGTCCGGTCTTGTGTGATACCTGCGTGATGTTGTGAACAGTCACCGCGTCAAGAACAGCGTCGGCATTCGTGAAGATCGTCATATTACTTTTTCCTTACGCTTCGAATTCGTTTGTATTTCCCAGTGGCTCCGCGTTTATATTCAGACGCCTGCCGTTTCCGTTCCTCTTTGATCTCCGCTCCCGAAAGTCGCGCGATTTCTTCCTTTTGCCACTTGGCCAATCGTCGCTGCTTTCGCTTTGCCGCTGCCTGCTGTTTTGGCGAGAGTTTCGCCCACTCTTCCGGATCAACTCGTTTTCCTAATCTGGCCGACATGATCAGCCGTGAGCCGTTTTGTGTTGCCGTGACCTTGAATCGCATGGATCGCTTGAGAGTTCCGGTCAGCACATTCGGCTTGATGTGTCCGACGTATTTCTTTCGCATCTTCCATGCGTTGTATTTTGCCCCGCGTTGCTTGGCGTGATATGTGGAGTACGCCCCCACTTCAAAATGTTTTGGCACACGTTCGTCACGCTGCCGTTCCATCACTCGGCGATTGATTTCCCTCATCAGTGCTGCATGATTTCGCGCCGTCAATTGATAGCGATTGATCTGCAGTTCAAGTTTCAGAGTCATACTAAATACGACGTGTAGTTAAATGAAAAGCCCCACTCCTGACGGCCCTTATTGATTGTCGAGTCCTTTTGACCTGGCAGTTGATCTGTTGTGATGTGGTCCAGCATCAGCCCGCCAGTCTGATTCGAATTCGCCTCCAGTCCCGCCATGATCAAAGCCCATTGACCCCAGACCCACAGATACTCATCCTGATACGAGAGCGAATTGTTTGACGGCACCGCCAACTCGCAGCAAATTTTTACTGTCAGACTTCCTCGCAATTTGAACGCATCCACTCGTAGTGGAAGTGATTCCACCATGATGATTGTGACGGGAACAATCGTCTCTTCGTTTTCTTCTGTCCCGCCTACAAAGATCCGCTCTGCGGCGAGTGCTGCCGATGCCACGCCGCAGAGCGATTGCCACGTTGTTAGATTCGACCACGCTGTCTTGATGTTTCGCAGCGATGTTGCCACATCCAGCGAGGCCATTTATCCGAGTCCTTTTACTGGTTGCCGTCCTGCGTGCTCAGCTTCGTATCGGGTGATCTGTGCCGTCTTCATTCCGTGTACCGGATCGCTGACAGATTCCACCTCGAACCGATTGTTCGCAAACAGGACAGCATCGTTTGCTGCAATGGCCGTGGCTTCTGCGACATCAACCTGCCCTTTGTGGATCCGTCCACGGCCCCGCATGTCGTCGATGTACGGCTCTTGCAATGTGACGATGCCTGTGATTGATCTGATGTTTCCGGAATCGCCGTTGACGTATCGCAGGATCGATGACGCAAAGTCATCGTCCTGCATAAATACGTCAGCAACATCCGTGAGCATCAGGTCATTGAGGGACATCAGGCACCATAAGCGTAGTTGTAGACCGGTCGAACCTTCGCTACCGTGATTGATGGAACTCCCGTTCCGGAAGCCTTAGCAACCGCAATGTACGGCTGCACGTTCAAGCCTGCCGTCAGTGCTGACATGTCGAACGTCGTTCCTGCGGCGACTCGCTCACCTTCGATGAAGAATCGAACGTCTGACAGTCCCTTTTCGAAGTCAATCTTGAAGGTCTTGTAGACCGCTGCGAGCGTTTGCCCCGTGGCCTTATCGTCGTTGTCATTTGTCGCGTCGTCAGTCTCAGCCACAACAGCCGTGAGTGATGCAGACCCCTGCATTCTGAACCAGGCATTTGTCGCAATACTGTCGAGCGTTGCATTGTGTGCGGACGCAACCCCCATGATCACGGTGGACACCGAGTCAATCCCAGCCACAAGAGCCACAAACTCGATGTACTTCAGTTGCCGCAAGTCAAATGCCAACACGTCATTGTGATACGCGACCACAAGCTGCGATTCGCTCGTTGCGGTTGTTGAGAGCTTTAAAGCTCCGCTGTCTGCCGTTACGCACAGTGCCGTTACGGATGTTCCTGTGAGGACGGCAGTCCATCCATTTTGCCCTGGCGTTGTCGTGAGTGCCTGTGCGCGAGTGAAGTGCTCGCCGCCTGGGACTGGCCAATCAATTGTTCCACGTTGAATCATTTCTGTACCCTTTCAGGAGTGTTTTGTGCGGGTATTCCCCGACTAGGCTATTCGCGGGAAAACAGTCCCGGAGCTGTGGTCTTCCAGTGCCGCAAGCCGCCCCACGGATGGGACGGCCTTTAGCTGAATATCGCGGCGAAACTATTCTCCGTTGTGTTTCTGAACACCGCGATGGTCGAGCGCCTTGGCAGTAACCGACTGCAATATGTAGTAGGTTGTGGCAAGCGTGTGCTCGTCAATTACCTTGCGGACTTGTGGCGTCTCCTGGCCGGTCAGGAATGTGACCTCCACTGTTTCCACGCGATTCGGATCAGCGAACAGATAGAATGCTTTCGCTGATGCCGCTTCAAGTAGAGGCTCCACTACCAACGTCAGCGATCGCTGCGGGTTGTATGTTGCGGCCCCTGATGATGCTGGGTCAAAGGTTGAGTTAACCAACACTTCAGCAGTCGTCTCAAGTGATGGCGGCACAACCAAATAGGATGGTGTCAGATTCAGGATGTCTGAAGACTCTGCCCCCTCCTGAGTGTTCTCTCCACGCATCAGCCGCATCAGGGCTTTCATCGGCCCGATTGCTGTTGTTGTTGGCGTGGCGGCCCCTGTGGTCAGATTCTTTCGGAATCGCAAGCCTGCAGGCGTTTCAAGAAACAGGGCTGCTCCATCCCGCATTTGCGGATTGCTGGTGACCTGCGACCACGCGACCGCATTCACTGTTCTGGCTGACGCATCGCCTAGCTTCCGAGGAGTTGATGTCAGGGCGGACATGTCGTCATTGACGATCAGTTTGTAACCGAAGTCAATCCCGATCGATCGAGCCTCAACAGCATAGGTCTCTTTTGAATCGGCCATGCTCGCCAGGTCTGGACGAACTGAATCATTCCAGACTGGCAGATTTGGGATCGCCCCGAGCTGCGTGCGATGGATGTTTTTGAAGTCACCTACTGACATCCCCTGCTTCATTGGCCCGCGCCACGTTGCCGGAACTTCGCTGTAGCCGATCATCATCGACTTATTGACGGCGTCCAGCGTGATGTTGGCAAACGATCCTGTGGAGTGATACGCACCGGCACGAACTCCAGCCACTTCCGGCCCGAACATCGCACAGATTGCAATCTGTTCACGAGTCAGCCCAAACGTCTGAATTCCTGACGCCCGAACGAATTCGGTTGCCATGTCAAATAGTGAGGCATGTCGGAAGTTTTCTGACTGCTTTCGTTCTTCTGGCGTGATGTACTTGGCGTCATCTTTGCCGCCAAGCGCTGAGTCACATGCCCGTGCAATCAGAGTTGATCGCAGATCAGTCTTCAGGCGATCAACACCCGTTGACAGAATACGTGCGGATCCGCCGTACGGTACTTTTTCCGCGTTGGCAGCTTTCGTGTCCTTGATGTGCTTTCGGACAGCGGCCAGATCTTCCATCTGTCGGCACACTTCGATTTCGCTCACCATGTCGGCCAGTTCGCACAGTTCGCGGACATCGACCTCAAACGCCTTGCGAGCAGTGTTCGCATCGGCGATTGCCTGACGGGTTGCATCAGCAACCAGTTTTGCAAGATCTGCGGCAGTCGGCAGAGTCTGCTGGCTGCGTTCTTCTTTTTCCTTCGGTGGATCTTTGATGTCCGCCAACTTGCTGGCGTTGTCAATGAGCCAGCGCTGAGCTTGCTCGTCTGTGTGACCTTCTGGCATCCCTTTGGAGACCAGCAAAGCGCGGAGTTCTGCATTCATTGTAAACACTTCCTTTTCTGAGGACTGAAACTGGACTGTTGCCGGGTCCAGCCCTCGCAACTTTGCCTGATCATCGGCACCGATGGGAGTCAACGAGACTTCCCGTAGCCGCCACTTCGTCACAACATTGACCGGGCCTTTGTAGGACCGCTCGCCGATTGTCTGCGTCTCTCCCGCTGGGATGTACTGCCGTTTCAGCACGTCATACCCCACGGAAACATCTGTGATATGCCCATCACGAACACCGCCAAGCGCGTCGTCGGCTTCGCTGCTTTTGCGAAAGAAAAGCCGTGAACTCATCTGCCCGTTTTCAACTGTGATTTCTCTCGCTGAACCAAGTTGATCCTTGATCGATCGGCGTTGATGTGAATCCAAAAACGGAACCTGTCGAGACGATGGAAACTCTGCCCCGCGTGCGGTCAGGATCTCCGGAACCATTTCCATTCGCTTCCAGTCGGGCATGTTGACTGGCGTTTCTGTGCTGATCGTCGCTTCAACACTTCTGTTTTCTTCAGAGAATGAATCTGCACGAACAGACAGAGTTCGGAAACTCATCTCGTTCGTTGAATCATCTCGCTGTGATCTACGCGGCATTGGTGAGCCTTTCCATTAACTCAGCTTCGTGAAGGCTGCGCGGCTGTTTTCCGTCTGCAACCTGTTTTGCTGCGGCCTGTTCGTCTGCTGCTGATTGTGCGGCGAGCTGATCCTGTGAATCCACGCCCATGATGTTGTTGATGACTTCTGGCGGAATCCCTTTTGCTGCGGCGACCTTGTACAGCTCAGCCACGTCATTCAGAACATCTCGCCAGTTGACGTTGACTTTTGCACATTCCATCTGCAGTGATGACATTCCGCTGTGGATTCGCTCAGTTGCCGCCCGGACGTCGTCTTTAGGGTTGATTGAAAGAGCGACCGGCCCTTGCCACGTGGCACAACAAAAACGCTTTGGATCAGACTGGAATTCTTCAGCCGACACGATGCCATCAAAATACCCCTCCATGATCGCGGTGCGGAGAATCGTTTCCCAAACTGGCTGGCAGTAATGAGACGCGAACCACTCTTGAAGGATTGCAATTTCAGGCCAGCAATCGTTATCTGCAGATCGCTCTGAGCTGAACGAACTGTTTCGATAGTCACCTGTGACGGTGCTGGCTTTTGTGCCTGGCACTGCCGATGCTGTCCCGCGTTGCAGATGCTGGACGAAGGCTTCCGGGTTCATGTTCGGCTGATTCGGTGTCATCAACTCGAATGAGCCGTCTTTGCCCTTGTTGACGATCATTCCGGGCTGAATTTTGCTGATCGTATTCCCGTCACTGTCCGTCAGGTCCGTTCCGTCTGCCGAGCTTGAGCTGCCTTCTGACGCCTGATTGAGGCCGAATTTCGTAGAACCCGTTGGCTTGCTGTAGGCTGCAACCATGCACGAGGCCATCGCAGACGCCGTCAGGACGTTGTATTCCAGGTCTTCAGTTCGTCTTGCGCGAAGGATCACAGACGACAACTGCGGAACGCCTCGCAGTTCGTCAATGTCCTCTTCAAAGAATAAGTGCCCGATCTTATCCGCTGGAATTCGTGTTGCTGTTGCGACTGCTGACACTGAATCCACGACGGATGTGTTCCGAATCCAATACGCAACCCGCTCGTCATTCGCGTTCAACTCGATGCCGCGAAAGATTCTATTGCCTGATGGAACCTCGGTTGCCGGCACTTCGGACTCATCTGCCAGTCGGCATGTATCCACGAGTTGCAGGACGTTTGCAATCGGCAGGTTTCTGCGGTGTTGCTCTGCCTCATTGATCGGCTTGATTCGGTAAAGCGTATCGCCGGACAGAAACACGGAACGCAGGGCCAGCCGTTGCTGACAGCCCATCGTCAATCCGCCTTTTCCTGGCAATCCTTTGGCGTCAAACCCGCTCTGCAGATCCTCCCAGAGCTTCATTGATCTGTCGCGAAACTCCACGTTCGGCGTGCCATCCACATGAGCCGCCAGGGATTCCGGGTGCATCCCCTTGCCAATGACTTTGGCTTCCAGTGACCTGATGATTTTTCGTACGCTGGGATTGTCGCGGTACAGATCCCAGCTTTGGGCTCGGAGCAATTCGATTCGGTTCGCAGGAATGTCGTTTTCTTTTTGTGACGATCCGAGCAGCGCGTTGAGCCTGGTGAGATTTGCTGCCGCGTACGCACCTTTGCCGCCACCCAGGAACTTGTTGACCTGCTGGATTGTCGCACGGGCCTGAATGCGTCGAATAGCTCGCTCTGGTGCGAAGTAGCCAATCACTGAGTCGATCAGGTTCATGTGGCGTCCCCCATCGACAGGAGGGAGCACATTGAACCGCCGGATGCGTTGGCTACTTCGTCTACCAATTCTCTACGGAACTGTTTCAGTTCCGATAGCCTCGCCATTTGCTTGCGGCGACCGCCAGGCGCATTATATTCCTGCGCAGTGAGCGTCTTCAGAATCGCTGCGTCGGTTGCTGCAAGTAGGTCAGAGGTGGATGTCATACACACATCTTGCGTGAGTCAATTGTGAATGTCGCTACCAGTCTTGCGGATATAGCAACCGCAGACTCAACGCAGCCCATCCGGTCGCACAACTCGATGCTCCACTCTCATTACCTCTAGCTTTACCAGCACTGTCCATGTGTGCCCACATGGACCCTTGCCCGGCTGCGTTGACTGGTCGCACTTGTAGTACCGCGTTTGCCCATGCGTTGAGTACGCTGTCCCATACCCTCCGTTTCCGCTCCAGCATAGCGGGCAGTGCCGATACTCCTCAATCACTCGCTGCTTTGGAGCGTCTGCGACCTGAGATGGTTCCGGCTGTTTCTTATTCCGTCCACGGTCTGCCATCTGGCCTCCCTGTTCCTTTGTTGACGACTGCTTTGGATTGCGTGTAGATCCCGCTTCGGGCCGGGAATCCTCCGTTTTCTGCGACGTATGCCGATGCAAGGGCGATCCCGTACCTGACTGTGTCTCGTAAGTCGTTCGCAATGTTTTCATCCTTTTTCACCCAGAGAAGTTTGGCGTTGCCGCGATTATCAATCTTGTCCTCAATCGTCCCATTGCACAGTTGCTCCAACAATTCAATGTCGTGTTCCGCCCCAGCGAAGAGCGACAATGAATCAGGCTGTCCCGGCAGGCGATCCTCGAGCCTTGCCTGCAGATCTGTCTCCCAATAGTCAGTGTTCACCTGGAATAACTGCTGGCCGATGTTGTCGCCAGTCGCGACCTCGCCGAGCTTGTACGGCAGTCCTCCCATGTCGGTCGATGACCCTTTAACCGCCAGCATTCCTGTGTGCGAATTGCAAAAATCATACGTTCGCTTTGTGTCCCAGCCTGAGTCAACTGCCCCTGCATGCGGGAGCATTGGATTGCCGCCATCTTCGTGTTGCCACGGGCTGCGAATTTGAGCGTCCCAAATCTCTTCGAGCGTTCGATTGAATCCATAATCCACAAGATGCGATCGCATATCGAGGCCATGAGCCAACACTGCCCAAACACGAAAGCCGCCTTCCGCCGCTTGCTGGTCGATTGTGGCCGTCAGTAACCTCGACCACTCCGGCAGCACCCTGCGA